TGTGGGTAACACACAACGATCTGCCTGAGTTCTTCGCCAGCATCGACTGGAGTATCACAGCGGTCATCGCACAGAACGCACAGTTCGATGTGTCGATCATGGCGTGGCACTACAACTCACACCCTGCGTTCATCATCGACACGCTCTCTATGGGTCGCGCACTGCGCGGCGTTGAGGTTGGCAACTCGTTGGCCAAACTTGCACAAGCCTTCGGCCTGCCCGAAAAGGGTAAGGGGCTTAGCCCATCAGAGAACATCTTGGATGTGTTGCCACAGGATGTGGAGAAAGAACTGGCCGACTACTGCGTGCACGACACATGGTTGTGTGAGCAAATCTTTTTCCACCTCGGTGGCTTCGACTATCCCAAGTCAGAACTCCAGCTCATTGACATGACGCTGAAGATGTACACACGCCCACTCTTGCGGCTCGACCAAGAGATGTTGGTCAAAGCATTAACAGAAGAAGGACAAACCCGTGAAGCCCTACTCCAGAAGCTCGGCATCGAAGAAACTTCGCTCGCGTCGAATCCAAAGTTTGCTGCCATACTTAAAGAGCTTGGGGTACCTGCCCCAACGAAAGTCAGTAAAACTACCGGCAAGCAAACGCTTGCTCTGGCGAAGAACGACGCCCTATTCCAAGCGCTTCTCAACGGTGAGCGTGAAGATGTTGCCCTTCTTTGTGAGGCACGCCTTCGGGTTAAGTCTACGACCGAACGCACACGGGCACAGCGGTTCCTCGACATCTCGAAGCGCGGAGCGTTACCTGTTCCTCTCGCATATTATGGGGCGCTATCGGGTCGCTGGACAGCAAGCAAAGGCTCGGCAATCAACATGCAAAACCTCAAGCGAGGTAGCTTCCTACGCAAAGCGATTATGGCTCCCGAAGGCTACGAACTCGTCGTCGGTGACTTATCGCAAATTGAACCGAGAGTACTTGCATGGCTGGCGGATTACGAAGACATGCTCGACATCTTCCGCGCTGGCGGTGACCCTTACGCAGCGTTCGGTGCGCAGATGTTCAACATACCCGGACTTACTAAAGACTCTCACCCCGATCTACGGCAGTCTGCGAAGAGCGCGCTCCTTGGTTGCGGGTATGGCCTTGGTTGGGCCTCGTTTGCTGCGCAACTCTTGGTGGGCTTCCTTGGGGCACCGCCTCAGCGCTATGACAAAGCGTTTGCGAAGAAGCTCGGCGTCACATCGGACTACATCGAGAAGTTCCTGAGTTGGGATGAGAATGTCAAGAAGATGATGGACATCCCGCACACCTGCACGGATGACGAGCTGTTGATTCACTGCGTGGCGGCCAAGAAGATCATTGACATCTACCGCTCAACGGCGCACCCCGTGGTGACCTTCTGGGATATGTGCGGCAACTTGTTGGAGTCTGCGCTTTACGGCGGCAAAGAATTCGTGTATAAATGTATCACCTTCCGAAAGGAGGAGATTGTGCTGCCGAATGGAATGACTGTTCGGTACGCGAATTTGCGCCGTGAGAAAGACAAAGATACTGGCCAGACCAACTGGGTGTATGGTGAAGAGGGTGTGAAGCCGACCAAGCTATACGCTGGCAAGATCACCAACAACATCGTCCAAGGCACAGCGCGAATCGTGATGACAGATGGCATGCGACGAGTAGCTAAACGCTACCCTATAGCTGGCACCGTGCACGATGAATTGATCGCCGTGGTTCCGGCGCAAGAGGCGAAGCAGGGGTTGGACTGGGTGCTAGAGCAGATGACGCTCGAGCCTAAGTACATGCCAAGCATTCCTCTTGACGCTGACGGTGGTCACCATGTCCGATACGGGCTTGCGAAGAATTGATGGTGGATGTTATGGCGCGATACACAGCTTGCAAAGACATGGATCGTGTAGTCACAGCGTTGGTGAAAGCTGGGTGGGAGTTCACAAAGAACGGTCACGGAAGAGTGACCCACCCAAGCGGACGCTACATAACATTCAGCATGACGCCGAGTGATAAGTACGCGTTCAGGCAACTAGAACGCGATGTAAAAAGATTGTTACAACAACTGGAGAAAGAAAATGAAACAACTCACCCTGCCTAAAAAGATACAGGTTGGCGACAACTGGTACAGCGTGGATGTCGTCGAGTCCATGCGCAACAAGTCCTTCATGGGCGAGGCGAACTATGCTGACCGCAAGATCACGCTAGGTCGCAAGACACATCACGGCGTGCCGTTCAAACTCTCAGCACTGCACGAAACATTCTGGCATGAGCTGACGCACTGCATCCTCGAGAGCATGGGCGAGCATGACTTAAACAACAACGAGAACTTTGTCGAAGAGTTTTCACACCGCTTGGCCAAGGCCATTGAGACTGCGAGATTTTGATGAAGACAGTTACATGGAGCCACAGCTCCCTCAAAGATTACGAAGGCTGCCCTCGCCGCTACTACGAAGCCAAGGTGTTGAAGAAGTACCCGTTCACGGATACGCAAGCCACCATCTACGGCAAAGAGTTGCACGAGGCTGCTGAGTTCTACATCAAAGACGACAAGCCACTGCCACAGCAGTTTGCTTTCGTGAAAGATACGCTCGATGCACTGAAGGCCAAGCCCGGTCGCAAGCTATGCGAACACAAGATGGGTATTCGCGCTGACTTGTCACCCTGTGACTTCTTCGACAAGGATGTGTGGTGCCGAGGTATTGCCGACTTGCTGATCGTCAACGATGACAACTTGACTGCGCGGGTGATCGACTACAAGACAGGCAACAACAAGTACCCAGATCGTGAGCAGCTTAAACTGATGGCGCTCATGGTGTTCGCTCACTTCCCACACATCCGCCGCGTTGAAGGTGCGCTCTTGTTTGTGGTGAAGGACGACATCGCCAAGGCCAGCTTCATGGTGGGTGAAGCCGAAGAGTACTGGTGGGATTATCGTGAACGCGTCGCACGCATTGAACAGGCGCATGAGAGTGGCGTATGGAACCCAAAGCCTACGCCTTTGTGTGGTTGGTGCCCCTGCACTGACTGCGAGTACAACAAAAAGCGAGGATGAGATGACTCAAGTAAACGGCAAGCGTGACTACAAGCACGCATACAAATTGCAAAAGGCAAGCGGCGAAACCAAAGATCAGATCGAGCGCCAGCGTGCTCGTGGTATCTACGACAAAGAAGGTATCGACCGCAAAGGCAAACACATCGACCATGTGAAGCCACTAAAAGCTGGCGGTAAATCAACCAAAGGCAACATGCGATTACGAAGCCCTAAAGCCAACATGAGCGATAAATGAAATCGGATAAGCAAAGCGTAATCTCTTCGATTGCTGCCGCTAAAGACAGAGATGCTTGGGCACTAAGACAACAAGGTCTCACATACGCAGCCATAGGGCTGCGTATGGGGGTCAGCAGAGAAAGAGTGCGGCAACGAATTGCTAAACATGAACGGAAATTAAAAAGACTACAGGAGAAACAAAGTGGAAATCATTGAAGACAAAGCGCTGGTGTTTCGCACACGCAACCCACACAAGTACAGCATTATTCCAAAGCACAAAGTAGTTGAGCGCCAAGACGAAGGCTACGATGTGATGGTCTACTGGGGTCTTGATGAGGTTCGCGTGTTGCGTAACCTTGGCGTTAAAGATGCACCATCACCCATCGTTCGGCGCTACGATTGGCCCGGTCGTTATAAACCTATGGCACACCAAGTCGATACTGCCTCCTTCTTGACCATTCACAAGAAGGCGTTTGTGTTCAACGACCCCGGCACGGGTAAGACGCTATCAGCGTTGTGGGCTGCTGACTATCTGATGGCACGCGGCTTCATTCGTCGTGTGTTGATTCTGTGCCCACTATCCATCATGCAATCAGCGTGGCTGCAAGACTTGAATAACAGCATCATTCATCGCTCAGCGATCGTTGCTCACCATCCTAAGTCCGCGCGGCGTATCGAGATGATTCAGTCAGACTACGAGTTTGTTATCTGTAACTACGATGGTTTGAATCTGATTGCTGACGAGATCAACGCTAACGGCAAGTTCGACCTCATCATCGTTGACGAAGCTAACGCATACAAGACGATGACCACCAAGCGTTGGAAGACGCTGAAGTCAATCATTCGCCCTGACTCATACCTGTGGATGATGACGGGTACGCCTGCATCACAGTCGCCTGTTGATGCGTATGGTTTGGCCAAGCTAGTCAACCCCGATGGTGTGCCTCAGTTCTTTACAGCATGGCGCGACAAAGTGATGAACAAGATCACGATGTTCAAGTGGGCACCAAAGCACGACGCTAAAGACACAGTGTTCAAAGCGTTGCAACCCGCGATACGCTTTACCAAAGAGCAGTGCCTTGACTTGCCACCAGTCATCACCATCACACGCGAAGCACCACTCACACCACAACAGGTCAAGTACTACAACATGCTCAAAGAACAGATGTTGGTGCAGACAGCAGGTGAGACTATCAGCGCAGTTAACGCCGCTACTGTGGTGAACAAGCTGTTGCAAATCTCTTGCGGTGCCGCTTACACAGACGATAAAGAAGTCATTGAGTTCGATGCGATGCCACGCTTGAATGTGTTGCAAGAAATCTTGGATGAGACAGATCGCAAGGTCATCATCTTCGCGTTGTTTCGCTCGAGCATCGACACCATTCAGAACCATCTGACCAAGCACGGCATAACCAACGAGTGTATTCACGGCGGTGTAAGTGCAAGCAAGCGTACCGACATCATCAACCGCTTCCAAAATGCGCAAGACCCACGTGTGTTGGTGATGCAGCCTGCGGCTACGGCACACGGAATTACCCTAACTGCTGCCGATACTGTTGTTTTTTACGGACCATTGATGAGCGTGGAACAGTACATCCAAGCGATTGCACGCGCTGACCGCAAAGGTCAGACGTCTGAAAAAGTAACAGTTCACCACATTGAAGGCTCACCAATTGAGCGAAAAATGTTTAAGGCGCTTTCGGCAAAGGTGGATGACAGCCGCCTATTAACCGAAATGTTTGAATTAGAAATTAAATCTTGAAAGGGGGTTGCAAGAAGCTAAAAAGCATGTAAACTGTCAAACACTAGACAACAACAGGAGAAGCAAAATGTCGGACACCGACGATATTTCTATTGATAAGCTGGTTCAAATCCATGCCAAGATCAAATCCAAGATCGAGGCGTTGGATAGCCAAGTCGCCAAACTTGAAGAGCAGCGCACGGAAGTGCGTCTGGCTATCAAGGACATGATGAAGGATCAAAACCTTCAGACTGTCAAAACCACTTCGGGTACTGTGACCCTGATGACCAAGACGCGTTTCAACACGCAAGACTGGGACTCGTTCAAGAACTTCATCATTGAACACCAAGTCCCTGACTTGTTGGAGAAGCGCATCGCGCAGGGCAACATGGCCACATTTCTTGAAGACAATCCGGGGCTAGTACCTCCGGGGTTGAACTCGATCACCGAGTTCGACATTCGTGTAACACCATCCAGAAAGTAACGCATCATGAGTAACATAACGCTCTTTTCATCTTCTAACGTTCCTGCCTTCGCTCGCAACAACGAGCTGTCCGACACCGCTAAAGCCCTGACAGGCGGCAGCACCAACAACACCAAGCGCATCTCCATCAAGGGCGGCGTGTTTCGTTTGTTGGCTGGCGGCAAAGAAGTCGCATCTATCGAAGACCGCCACCTCGATGTGGTGATCGTCAAAGCCGCACCGAAAGTTAGCCGCGTGTTCTACGCCGCTGCCTATGATGGTGACAAGATCGCTGGCCCAGATTGCTGGTCCAACGACGGCGAGGTGCCAGACGCATCCATCAAAGAACCCCAAGGCAGCTCATGCGCCAAGTGCCCACAGAACATCGCAGGTTCTGGTAACGGTAACAGCCGCGCATGCCGCTTCCAACAGCGTTTGGCCGTGGTGCTTGAGAACGACATGAATGGTGAGATCATGCAACTGACTCTGCCAGCCACCTCGATCTTCGGTAAGGAAGAAGGCGACAAGCGCCCACTCCAAGCCTACGCTCGCTTCTTGGCAGTGCAGAACCCTCCTGTCAACCCCGAACAGATTGTTACCCGCATGAAGTTCGACATGAAGTCGGAGAGCCCCAAGCTGCACTTCGCACCGGTGCGCTGGTTGACAGACGACGAGTACCCCACCATCTTGGCTAAAGGCGAAAGCGAAGAAGCCAAGCGTGCAGTCAACATGACTGTGGCGCAAGCTGATGGCGTGAAGGCTCCTGCCCTTGGCTTGGCTGGCAAGGCACCAGCGGCTGTGAAAGCAGCACCGGTGGAAGCAGAGGACGACGAGCCAGCACCCAAGGCGAAGAAGGCTGCACCCAAGGCCGAACCAGCCGAGGATGTGGGTGAACCCGAAGTTCGCAAGGCCGCGCCCAAGGCCGATGCTGTACCTGCTCAGAAGTCCAAGCTGGCATCCATCGTCAGCGATTGGGACGACGAGTAATTTTTAGGGGGAAAGCGGATGCTGGGCAAATCGAGAGGCACTGCGGCGATACGCCCTGTTATAAGTCCTGTCGGCACAGCGTAGCGAGTACCCCGCCTATTTTTAACAACAGGAGAAACAAATGAAAGACACAACGCAACTATTTCCAACAGAAACTTACATCTTGAAGGGCGTACGATATGTACCCCACTACAGAAACGTTGCTGTTTTTGTTGGCCCCGGCTACCCCAAACAAGCACCAAGCCGCTACACAGCGCAAGACCTTTTGTCTGCTGGCGCAGAGAAGTCTGTGGTCATGCTCTGGTCACGAGGCGCACACGGCAAAGTTGACGACG